AATCTGTAACAATCTCAGGTGCAGGTAGTCGCTACAATGGGACTAAGACAATTACAAAAGTCGATACTCGTTCATTTAACGTAACTACAGCTCACACTAGCGACAATCCACGTCACACAGTCGAACCTTTCGGAATAGCAGCCGTTGAGACTTACACAGACTATTCAACGATTCCAGCAATCCAAGAAGCCTCACTCATGATCTCTATCGATATCTGGCAGTCACGTCAAGCACCTTCATCTGGCGGAGTAACGATCGATGGCTATCAGCCTTCACCTTATAGAATGGGCAATACACTCCTAGCCCGTGTTCGTGGACTTCTCGCGCCTTATCTCGATCCGAGATCGATGGTGGGCTAATGGCCGCCATATCAACACTTCGCGCAGGACTCGCAGCAGCTCTAGTCGATAACACTAAGTACTCAGTATTTTCGTTTCCTCCTAGTACTCCGATCGCTAACAGCGTTATCGTTGCACCTAGCGACCCTTACATCACCCCATCTAACGGCTGGCGAAACACTATCGCGCCTATGGCTCACTTTACTATTTCCGTCATGGTGCCACTTCTCGATAATGAGGGTAACCTTAACGGAATTGAGGACAACATCGTCCGAGTCTTTAATAAACTCGCGGCATCCTCATACACCTACAACGTCACAGAAGTATCGGCGCCAGCCGTACTAAGTGCCGTGTCGGGTGACTTGCTTACATGTAATATCAACGTGTCAATCTTGACAGAATGGACTTAACCATGACCGACTTGGAACAATGGGAAAAAGATAATGAAGCATTCCTGATCAAAATCGGTCAGGTAAAACCAGCGGCTGCAAAGCCAATTACTAAGAAAGACGAGGAATAAGCCGTGTCAGTATATCTAAGCAACGGAGTAGTTCTAACTGTCAACGCGGTTGATCTCTCTACTCTAGTTACAAGCGTTACCCTTAACCGATCATTCGATGAGCTTGAAGTAACAGCGATGGGCGATAACGGACATAAGTTCGTCAAAGGCCTAGAAGCCTCTTCAATCACAATCGACTTCCTCAATGATGAAGCAACATCTAAGACACTTCAGACATTGAACTCACTTGTTGGAACCAACACAACAGTCACACTTAAGCAGACTTCTGCTATCACATCTGCTACAAACCCACTTTACACGATGACTTGCCTAGTCAATAACATCACACCAATTAACGGTGCTGTTGGCGATCTATCGACTCAGAGTGTAACTTGGAACGTATCAGGTACAGTAGTAGTAACAACCTCATAATCTAACTAAACAAAGGGGCACAGCATGGCAAAGTTAATAGTCACGATGGCAGACAACAGCGTCACCGAAATCGAGATTACACCTCGATTAGAGTACGCGTTCGAGCTATATGCTAAAAAGGGATTTCACAAAGCGTTCCGCGATGATGAAAAGCAATCAGATGTCTATTGGCTAGCATGGGAAGGCCTTCGGTTAAGTGGAACCATAGTCAAGCCATTCGGCGCAGACTTTCTCGAAACTCTGAAAAGTGTCGAGGTTGCAGAGTCTGACCCTTTGGCCTAGGCAGGGATAGCATCCACTACCTCATCGCTCGCTTGAGCATTGAGACGGCTATCCCTCCACAATCTTTAATCGATTTAGATCCATCGATGTTGCAGATGATTCTGACAGCATTGAAAGACAGAGCGGAGGAGCAGAAGAATGCCTACAGAGCTAAAAGGCGCTAGCGAACTCCGCAAAGCAATGAAGAAGTTCTCTCCCGATCTTGATAAAGAGACACGCGATGAGATGGTGGGATTCCTAAAGCCATTGGTTAAAAAGGCTCGTGGCTTCATGCCGTCTAATGGTGACATGCCTTCGGGCTTCGTTGGCAATAGCGCAGGCGGTGGCTTCCCTAAGTACGATGCAGGCACAGCTCGTCGAGGCGTCGGCTATAAACTGACACCGACAAAACCTAATCGTCAAGGCTGGGTGCAGACAGTATCGATCCACAACAAGACCGCTGGCGGTGCTATCTATGAGACCGCTGGCCGTAAGTCTGGAATGGGTGGAAGATTCACTCCTCGCCTTCCCGGCCAATTAGCAGGATCGGGCAAGATGGCAGGTCGCTCAATGTTCAAGGCTTATAAAGAAGATGAAGGCAGAGCCAAGGTCGGAGTTATTAAGGCGCTTGAAAAGGCTGCTGCTAAGTTCAATGGGAGAGTAAGTTAATGGCTGAGTTACGCATCCCGATTATCGGTGAGTTCAAGGGCAAGAAAGCCTTCGACGATGCCGAAAGATCAACAGGTAAACTAGACGATAGCGTCAAGAAACTAGGCAAGGCACTCCTAGCGGCGTTCAGCGTCCAGAAGATTACTCAGTTCAGCAAGGCCGCCGTTAAGGCATTTATGGAAGATGAAGCCGCTGCGAGCCGTCTAGCGCAGTCAGTAAAGAATTTAGGACTCGCCTTCGAGACTCAAGCCATTGAGACTTTCATCGATCAGTTATCTCGCGCCTCAGGTATTACAGACGATCAGCTTCGCCCAGCTATGCAACGTCTATTGCAGACCACGGGATCTTTGGCTAAGTCCACGGAATTATTAAACCTTGCTCTAGAAGTCAGTCGCGGTTCTGGCGTAGATTACGAAACAGTAGTCAACGATTTATCAATGGCCTACGTCGGACAGACTCGAGGGCTTCGTAAGTACTCACTAGGACTTACTCAGGCAGAACTTAAGACTGCGACATTTGCTCAAGTTCAGGAGAAACTGAACAAGACTTTTACAGGCGCTAACGCGGCCTACCTTGATACTTATGCTGGAAAGTTAACCCTTATCCAGACCGCAGCAGGAGAAGCGCAAGAAACTATCGGTAAGGGTCTCGTAGACGCGTTCTCGATCCTAGCGACCGATACGGGAAGCATTACAGAACTGACAGAAGCAATGAACAGCTTTGCAGAAGCGACAGCAACAGCCATGCGCAACGTCGCTGTTCTAATCAGTAACTTTGATAAGTCAATGCAATCTGGAATGGGCTTACTCGGAGTACTTGACAGAATCACGGGCAGTAACTTCGTTAAGATATTTGGCGGAGCAATCGGAGCGCTATCCACACAAGGCGGTGGCACGTTTAGCAGCTTTACTGGTCCAGGCATGGGAGGTTATCCTAGCTCTGCACTCGGTCCCGGCTATGTAGATCCTAATCAAGCGGCTCGCGAGAAGGCAGAGAAGGAAGCGGCCAAGCGCGCTAAAGAGATCGCTAACCTACAGAAGAAAACCTTAGATACACAGAAGAAGGCTAACGCTCTTACTAAGGCCGCTAAGACTATCGATCTGGATCGTATCAGCATGACTGCCGCCCTTCGTGGCAAGATCAGCGAGACCGATCGCCTATCTCTTAATCTTCAACTAGCCTTGCTAGATAAGAATGAAGCGCAGGCTAATAAACTTGCTGCAGAACTAAGCGAGGCAGTAAAGCGCCAGAATGCCCTTAACGCGGCTCTAGCGGCTACTCCAGAGGCTCCGAACCCTTATCGTAACTGGAAAGTGCCAGAAAGTATTCTCAACTACACAGCCTCTTCACTAGGCGTATCTGTAGCACAATTACAATCTGCGCCCGTTGCACCTACTTCAAGCTTCTCAGATGCACAGATGGAATTGATGGCGGCAGTCAATTCATTCCAGAAGGCAGATCAACAGGCAATCAACATCGAGGTCTATTTGGACAGCGGAGTAGTAACTAACGCTGTCTCTGAAGTACAGACTAATAACAATCTTTCAGGATCATTCACTTCTGTCGGCGGTCGAGGCGCGAACACAGCGAGATTTACCTAATGACGCTTCCTGCAACGATCTCGGTCTCCTTTGACTTTAGCCAAGGCGCTACGTTCGGATTTCCCTTTACTATCGGTGATCCAGTTAACGGCATTATCGGAGTATCTCAATTCGCATCAAGTGAAGTACCAGAGCCCGTAATCGATCTAAGTCCTCAGACGCGCCAGATTACTATCAGGCGTGGTCGCAATATCATGCGCGATACTTATGAGGCAGGATCTTGCACAGTCCGAGTTATCGATGAGAACGGCGACTTTAACCCACAGAATCCAGCAAGCCCTTACTTTGGCTTCCTTACTCCTCTTCGTAAGATCCGTGTAGCAGCTACTACTGCAACCTCTCAGGCCTTTCTCTTCTCTGGCTACGTCACGGACTATAAGTACACCTACCCACAGGGGCAGGAATTAGGTTATGTCGACATCATGTCCTCAGATGCATTCCGCCTGTTCGCTATGGCTAACGTCTCGACGATTGCAGACTCAGGGAGTGGGCAGACTACTGGCACACGGATAGACAAGATTCTTGATCAGGTAGACTTTCCGTCTAGTATGCGCTTTATCGATGCAGGATCTACAACAGTACAGGCAGACCCAGCCACTACCCGTACAAGCCTTTCAGCGATTCAGGTAGCAGAGTTTACAGAGCAGGGTGCATTCTTTGTCAGAGCAGATGGAGAAGTAGAGTTTAAGGATCGTGCCGATGTAGTGGGCTCTCTCGCCCCTGCACCGATCCAGTTCAATCAGACTACAGGCATCCCTTACTCTGATCTTCGCTTCGCCTTCGATGACAAGCTCATCATAAACAGCGCTACGATGAAGCGAGTAGGTGGCGCTACGGTTTCGGCTAATAACTCCGATTCTATTGCTAAGTACTTCCCTCATGGCATGAACGTCGAAAACTTGATTGCACAGACAGACGCTCAGGTGCAGGATATTGCTGACATCTATGTGGCTACTAGAGCAGAGACTACGATCCGCATTGACGCCATGACTGTCGATCTACTTGATCCTAACGTGCCTACGGATACGATGATCGGGCTTGAGTATTTTGATAATCTTGAGATAACCAATGTCCAGCCTGATTCTAGTACAATCGTTAAGACCTTACAGGCGCAGGGCTTGGCTTGGGATATAACCCCTAACAGCATGAAGGTGACAGTTACAACACTTGAGCCTATAGTAGAAGGATTCATCATAGGATCCTCGACTTACGGTATAATCGGACAATCCATAATGGGATACTAGGAGAAAACAATGGCTACAGGCTTTCCAGCGACTACGGGCGACATCTTTACGGCGGCAGACTATAACGGTCTTGTGACCTTTGATGTCATTGCCGATAAGACCAATGACTACACAGTCGCTATCGTGGACTCATATCAAGTCCTAGTGTCTATGAACAAGGGAACAGCCGTAGCCCTCAAAATCCCTACCAACGCTACAGCGGCTATCCCTGTCGGATCAGTAATCACTATTCTTAACAAGGGTGTTGGACTCTGCACTATCTCAGCAGTCACCTCTGGCACTACTACAGTTCTCTCGGCTGGTGCAGTTCCTGCATCTCCTACACTTGCAACCAATAAGGCAGCGACCTGTATTAAGACAGGCACAGATACTTGGTACGTGGTGGGCGCGATTGCTTAACAACGTTGCCGCTATTTTTGCACCTACATCATCGGCTTTATCTGTAACAGGTGGAACTCTTTATACATCAGGCGGATTCAACTATCGCGTATTTACTGGTAACGGAACTTTAACTGTATCGGGTGGAACTTTAACTGCTGACATTCTAGTCGTCGGCGGTGGTGGCGGAGCAGGTGGTGGCGGAGCAGGCGCTGGCGGAGTGTTTTATGCAACTTCACAATCTCTAGCATCAGCTACTTATAATTGCACTATTGGCGGCGGCGGTGCTGCAGGTTCAGGCACTTCTTCAGGCGGCATCGCTGGAACTAATGGCGAAAATTCAACCTTTGGATCATTGACCTCTGGAGTCGGCGGCGGTGCATCTCGCGGCACAGATGGTAATGGCTTTGCAGGTGGCTCAGGTGGTGGTGGCGCTCCATCATCAGGGGCAACTCGTTCAGGTGGCGCATCTACTCAAACAGGCACAGGTGGAACAGGATACGGAAATAGTGGTGGTTCAACCACAAGCACTTCAAGCCCGTTCTCAGGAGCCGGTGGTGGTGGTGCTGGTGCGGTAGGTGGTAACACTCCTTCAGCTTCTCAAGGTGGTAATGGCGGAGCAGGCCTCGATACTTGGTCGGCATGGCTTAGCGCTGCAGGCTTAGGCGTTGGAGGCTATATTGCAGGCGGTGGCGGAGGTTCTGTGTTTAACGCTGGAACTGCTGGAACAGGTGGCTCAGGTGGTGGTGGTAATGGTTCAGCTAATGGTGCAGCAGCAACAAGCGGAACTGTTAATACTGGCTCAGGTGGCGGTGGTGGTGGTAACACTACTGGCGGTGCTGGTGGTTCAGGTTTAATTATTGTGAGGTACGCAGTATGAGTCATTGGGCAGAATTAGATGATGCTAATAAAGTAATCCGCGTACTTGTTGGAGATAATAACGATCCAGCAGGTGATGAAGGTTATTCATGGCTTATTGATAATCTTGGCGGTCGATGGATTAAGACAAGCTATAACGGCAGCATTCGATTTAACTTTGCTGGGATTGGTTACACATACGATCCGATCGATGATGCATTTATTGCACCTATGCCTGAGTGTTCTCATGAGGAATTGTTACTCAACGATCTAAAGCGATGGGAATGCTCTAATGAAGCCCATGCTATGTAAGGCTGGGCAACAGCTTAGAGAGCAATTCGATGACACCTTCCCAGATCGTGATAGGCGTTCCGATGGCTGGATCGGCGATCTGCGTCATTCAGCGCGTCCTAGTGATCATAACCCTGATTCAGCGACAGGGGTGGTTCGCGCCATCGATGTCGATCGAGATGTACATAAGTCAGGCAAGCCCGACCTCATGCCCGATATTGCAGATCAGCTTCGACTCGCGGCCAAGCGTGGCGAGAAGCGAATCTCCTACATTATCTTCGCAGGACGAATTGCATCGTCTCGCATGGGCTGGCGCTGGCGCAAGTATTCTGGAAGTAATCCACATAACGCGCATTGCCATATCTCTTTCAGTAAGCAAGGCGATCAAGACGGCTCTTTCTTTAATATCCCGTTACTAGGAGGCAAAGCATGAACATGAAACATCCAGCACTAATCGCAGTAGGCGCATTCCTAGCAGTATGGGGAACTACTTCTAACTTCGATCTTAACTATCGTTCAATCTTAGGCGCAGTAGTGGCAGGAGTATTCGGATATGCGAGTCCTAAAAAGTGAGCCAAGAAAACTTCTTTACCCTTTACTTTGCTAGCCTTGCAGTAATCGGTGGACTTGCAGGCTACGTCATTACTCACTTGCTGTCCGAAATTAAGCGACTAAACTCGCGTGTCGATGAGATCTACAACATACTCTTAGAGCGATAATTTTTACATGGCAAAGAAGAAAGTCATCGATCTCGATACTTATTCACAGTTAGACGCATACGCTATCTCTATGCATGAGTTCTATAAGTCTCTACGTCGTGCCGGATTCGCTGTTGATCTCTGCCTTGCGATTATCGTAGAGAGATCCGCTTATCCTGACTGGCTTCTACCATCGATCCCCGACCGAGTGGATCGCCTACCCTATGAGGACGACGAAGAGGACTAATGAAGCGCATAGTCATAGTGAGCGACCTACAGGTTCCGTTCCACGATAGACACGCAGTCAAGAATCTAGCCAGTTTTATTAGTAAGTTTAAGCCGCACGAAGTAGTCACGATCGGAGATGAGATTGATTTTAACACCATCTCAAAATGGTCAGAAGGCACACCCGAAGCCTATGAGCAGACGCTTGGAGATGATCGCGATGAGGCTGTTCAAGTACTTTACGATCTACAAGTAACACAGACGATTCGGTCTAATCACACAGACCGCCTTTACAATCAGATCATGAGGAAAATTCCCTCATTTTTATCCTTGCCAGAGCTTCGCTTCGAGAAGTTCATGCGGTTCGATGAGCTAGGAATTACCTTTCATAAAAAGCCATACAATATCGCGCCGGGCTGGATTGCAGTTCATGGCGATCATACCCCTATCAAGTCACAGGGAGGGCTCTCAGCCCTTGAGGCGGCTCGTAGGCACGGGAAGAGCGTTATCTCAGGGCATACTCACAGGGCAGGCAGATCATCGTTCTCAGAGGCCTCTGGAGGCCGTATAGGGCGCATTCTGCATGGCGTCGAGGTCGGCAACTTAATGGACTTCTCTAAGGCAGGCTACACAAAGGGTTCGGCTAACTGGCAACAGGCATTCGCCATTATGTACGTCGACGGCAAGAATGTGCAAGTCGATCTAATCTACTTTGAGAAAGACGGCACCTTCGTGGTCGCTGGAAAGCGTTATGGACGATCTAGATAACGATCTTGATCGGGATATAGACGATCACATAGACGAAGCAGAATTGTTACCATTTCGTTATCTGAATATCTAGATTTTCCCCTTTGGGGTATGAGATGGTTAAGCCACGGATGAAGGGCATCCACAGAAAGGCTTAACAATGTTCGATACAGTTACTCAGGACGTTATAGCTCTAATTACTATCTCGGCGCTATGGTTCCACTTTGGTCGATCGATCGGTATTCGTGTAGGTTATCTCAAAGGCCGTAAGGCGGTCAGAGATTACTACGAATCAAGGGACAAGGTGAGAGTGTGAAAGCGAATGATTTACTCAACGAAGCAAAGGCAGTTATACAAGATCGTGGAATGGACTACGGACACCCGTCAGACAATATGTCCAGAACCGCATGCCTCTGGTCTGCATTCCTCCAGATGCCTGTTACTGACTATCAAGTGGCGTCATGCATGGCATTGGTCAAGCTCGCTCGAAGTATGGAGTCAGCAAAAGTCGATACATACATCGACGCTGCAGCATATATGGCAATAGCAGGGCAACTACACACAGAGGAGAATGAACTTTATGTTTAATCTAGAAGATTATGAGACAGTAGAAGAACGTTTAATTAAGTTTTGGAAGGATCATCCAGATGGACAAATTCACACAAAATTACTTGATCAAAGTCCCGGCCGTTTTATTGTTGAGGCTTCTGTATATCGTACAGAGGCGGACATTCGTCCATGGACTACAGGACTTGCAGAGGAAACGATTCAAGGTCGAGGTGTCAATGCGACAAGCGCGCTTGAGAATTGTGAGACTAGTGCTATCGGTCGAGCGCTTGCTAACGCAGGATATGCAACAAAGGGAAAGCGAGCGTCACGAGAAGAAATGGTCAAAGTTAATAAGTCGAATGAAGTAAAGGCTAGCATCGATGAAGTAAAGGCTAAGATGGCTAGTACATCTGGCGAATACATCCCAGTAGTAAAGGAAGAGGATCCATGGACTACCAAAGCAGCGACTATGCCTCCCACAATGGGGGAAGCTGTATCGATGGTGAAAGAGATCATTGGAGGCCAGACCGAGAAGGATATTCCACGTTGCCCTCATGGCGACATGATCTGGAAGACTGGTCAATCGGGAACGGGTAAGCAATGGGGGCACTTTAAGTGTTCTGCATGGGTAACTGGCGAACTAACTAGATGCCCTAAAGGTGAAGATGTTATCTGGTATGAGATCAACAAAGAAGGCGCATGGCAACGTCAGAAGGCGAGAGCATAATGGGATCACTACAGTTCATGAATCAAGATGGGGAATGGGAGTCATTCCCTACAGAAGATGAGATACATCGATCTAAAGAGGTCATTGCTATCTTAGAAGAGTTCACATTCACGACTAGATGTTGCTTATGTAATGAGGCTATACCTTATAGAGATATTAAGGTTAACCTTAAGAATAAGAGCTGGTCATGCGCTAAGTGTCACGCTGTCAATGGCCTCACAAAGCCGTAAATACCGGGGATTCTCGACTGAACGCACAGTCGCCAAGTACCTATCGACTTGGTGGGCGCATGCAGACATCGGTCGAGGGGCTGGAAAAGATATAACCCATGTTCCGTTCGACATGGAGATTAAGGCTAGATCGGCGTTCCAGCCAAAGGCGTGGATTGATCAGGTCACTAAAAGAGCTAGTAAGTCCAATGACTTACCTATCGTGGTGTGTCGCTTGAATGGCCAAGGAGAAGCTAATCCTCAGGATTATCTGGCCTTTATGCGGCTTGGTGATCTGGTCGATCTATTGCTTAAGTCAGGTTACGGGGATTTCAAGGGTGATCGAGATACACTAGAGCCTATGCGTTGCAAGATGTGCGGCGCGTGGGCGTTCACGCCTACATGTAGGACGTGTGAGGTTGATCCAGATGCCGACTTATGAGTTCGAGTGCGACAATGAGAAGTGTGAAAGTAATGCCAGGATAGAAGAATGGCTTAGCCTCACCGAGCCGCATGATCTCGAATGTCCTTTCTGTGGCTCGCCTATGCATAAGGTTTACTCAAGCGTAGGGGTTTCGTTTAAGGGCTCTGGATTCTATTCAACGGACAATCGATGAGCGACACGCCTCTGAACAGGACTTATGTTAATGGGCTTGACACGTCTGGTACTCTCAGCGCTAGAGCCCATCAGGGGCTCAACGCGAGCCCGATAGGGCTAGCTCGCGTGGTAGCACTCGCTATTGGGATATCTCTATCTATAGCAATGCCCCTAGATGCACAGGCGTCAAATAAGCAAATACAATGGGCAAAACAATTAGCCAAAGAACAGCTTACTGATAAGCAAGAATTATGCCATCATGAGATAGTCTTTCGTGAGAGTACTTGGAACTATAAGGCTATAGGCAATAAGGGCGGCACTAAGCAGACATATGGGCTATATCAGATGAAGGTAGATAGCCTTAAGCATGCTAATAGCATTAAGCAATTCTGGATGTACTACCATTATGTAGGCTATCGCTATGGATGGACTGAGTATGAAGACCCTAACTATTGCAATGCATTGCATCATCTAAAGACTAAGGGATGGCAATGAGTACAAAGCGAGGAGATCCTCGTGGTACTCGTGCCTATAAAGCAAGGCGCTTAGAGGTGCTACAAAGAGATCAATGGTCATGCTTCTACTGTCAGATGCCAGCGACTACAGTCGATCACGTGATCCCAATCATTCAAGGCGGTGATCCGATTGCATACGATAATCTGGTGGCGTGTTGTAGTAGCTGTAATAGCAAGAAGGGTTCACGCTCTGAGGGCGTTTTTTTAGCACGAACGGCCACCCCCCCTGTCTTTTCCTTT